GCAGATTTCTCATACTTTTTACCAGATGATTTCGTCTCCTCCTGTTGTTTTCGCCGCAGAACTTTTTCATCTAAAAAGTCTTCCACCAAAATGAATTTGGGGTAGCCTTCCGCCGCCATTAATGCCGCGATATCCTTCAACATGTGAATATGATAGGATATACTACTAACTATAGAACATTCCCCACCCTTTTCCGGTTTCACACCCGGTGGCACAGGGCGATCATTTGTCTTAAATACCAGACGCCCCTCTTTCCCTTTTGGAACTACAAATCCATAAATACTCCCAGTCGTTGTAGTATTCGCCTGTATTCCTTGAAGAGGATCCGCGGGATCCGCTTCAAATACGCGCGCCACAGCTTCGGAACACGGCTTATTTCCACAGAAATATTTAACGGAACCGCTCATAATATCTATTATACGAAACGCTTTCGTCCCGCTATTCTCTATAATTTGCCCCGCAGCCTTCCCCATAACCGTCGCAAGAGGATCATTTTCTTTCATTAATAATTCCAACTGTTCATTCGGTTTCAAGTTCTCGTCCCAAATCATTCCCAACAATACCTCCGAAAGAACACGAAGATATTCTGCCTTCTTTTCACCATAGTCCGTTTCCTGAATATGTTCATACAACCAATTCACCATAATAAGCTGATCATTTTCGCGAAGTTCGGCATCACCCACATACCGTTCCGATATAGCCTTTAGAACAGGCTCAGGTATATCCTCCAAAGGAGCTTCTCCTTTTGAAATAGAAAGAGCCCACTCTTTGATCGCCTTCCAAAAAGTATGCAATGTTCCTTCTACTGGTTCTGGTTCTGGTTTTGCTTCTGGCTCTGTTTCCGCCCCTTGTTCTGTAACAAGTTTCGGTGCTTGTTCCACCACTGTAGTTGGGGCAACTTGTATCTTTGTAGGTTCATATGAATCGCGTTTTACAGGAACATCCGCCACCCGCAATGCCAGAGGAATACGAATATCAGACAAATAATCCGGTTGAAACATATAATACCCATTGCGGTATACAATATATCCGTCAATCATTTTACCAGCAACCGGCATCTGTATGCGAAAAGACTGATTGTTAATAATGTCCGAAAGAAGCCCCGAAACAGCCTTGGGAGGAATTGCCGAAAGCATTTCACGCATATCTTCCACCTGGAAAAAAGGCTGTTTCCGCTCCTTGAATAATGTCCGAATCGCCATTTTCAACTCGGATTCTCGCCAGCGAACTGCATAATCATCATATGTGCTCATATCAAAATGTTCCGGGTCAAGAATTTCCGGTTTTGCACACGTATAGTCGCACGTTTCAATCCAATCACACACATTCGTAAATGGCGTATCATTTATATCCACATCTTCCCGCACATTCCCTTGCGAATCAATATGCCTCTGTGATGCCAGGCCCGTCACAATAATGGCATCGCGATTCAAATTACAATCCAGCGCATATCGTTTGAGAACACGCGTAACCCTACCCATTTGAACCGCCTTTGACATTGCATTTCTATACATATAGAGATCCGCCGTCTCCGTATCTTCCTTTCCCCCAAATGTATTCACCAGAAGATGAATTGTGCAATTACGCTCCTCCACATTCATAAGAGAATGTGAACATGTACGAATACCACGCCCCAACACTTGTTCCATTTTATTCAAGTGAAACCAGCTATCAAACACATATATTTCTCGCACAAATCGGAAATCTATACCTTCAGACGCCACTTGTGAGCCGATAATTATCTTAACTTCGCGACCATCTATGTTGGTTTTCGCCCGTGCTGCCTGGATTACTCTTGTATTATTCGGCGACACGTTGGCGCGACCCGTGATAATAACATATTTGGCGGGGACAAATTTATGACCAGCCCCTCCATGCGCTTTCTCGCGTTTCGGACACATTGCACACTGACGCCCAAGATCATCCTGAATACCATCCACAAGAAGAGACTTGCGATCTCCCCAGGGACTATAGCCATTCGCTTCAAGCGCCAGCGCCAACGGAAGAGCACCCGATTTAATGAAACGACTATATATAAATACAATGCCTTTCGCAGACTGCGCACGTTCAAGAGTCAGCTTTGCCTTGGGTGACGCAGCCCCCAGCACGTCGCGTAGAAGCCATTTGGGAGCGTTTCGCCTTGAACGGAATTGCGAAAGCCCTCCCCCCCCTATATCTTCAAAACAACCGTCAAATCCTGCGTCCCGTATTTGAAAGCTGTCCTCGGTTGGAAAGAGCCAGTTACCCGATTGCACCATTTCATCAATACTACCAACACCGAGCCCTCCAGCTTCAATGGCTTCTTGCGAAATATGCAGATATGCATCCATAGAAGCCCCTTCAAACTGAACCGGAACAAATGGCAGCCGCGTCATACGATCCCTTTTTTCAGCGGCAATAGGTTTCCCATCAGGGGCATTCTCGGGCCACGCCACAGGGGGTGTTCCTTGCGGAGGTAGGCGCACAGGAAAAGAAAGTGGATTCTCTCCTCGCATGAAACTGACATATGCGTTTGCCGCTGCCCCCAATAATTCCTCCCCCTTTTTTGTAAAGGCACCATTTATAGGATGAAACACATCCCTTTCGGAGAGTGTTACTTTCTTATCATTCATCAATAAGAGATTCAATAAAAATATTATTTCCTTATACGAATTATACATGGGTGTTCCTGACATGAGAAGAAGCTTCATCCCTTCCGCGGCATTCAGGACTTTTATAAGACTAGGTGTCAGTCTTTTACCAGCCTGTGTCTCGGATAATTCCATGTCGCCTCCTGGGTTGTCCGCGTCGTCCTCCGCAGATTCTGCAGGATTATCCCTAAGATTGTGCGCTTCATCTATAATCACCATCCGCCCACTAAATTCACGCCGAAGAATACGGTCGCGCTGACGAGCCGCTGTTTCATCATCTAGACCTTTTGGAATTCCTTTTAATAGATCGTCAATCATGCGGTGAAACTGGATATACCCCATAAACATATATCGGGAATTGATAGACTGTGATATACGGCGACTGATTGCCTCACGATCTCGGTCAAGCTCTGTGCCCGTGCGTTTTAAATATGTGTTCCCAGTGCACCCTTTTGCTATGTTAGGCGTGAAATCATCCTCTAGTATCTTTAACGCCTCGTCATCAAAAATAGTGCGACGAAACCCGGGCTGGATATTTCTGGGGGCCACTATAAGTACCTGTCTGCGAGGATATGTCTGTAAATAATTTTCCGCCACGGTAATGGCGGCACATGTTTTACCAACACCTACCCCATGAAAAAGAAGCGCCGATTGATATGGACATTGGGGCGAAAGAAATCGCCCTATAAAGCGCTGGACAGGCGTCAGCTCAAACTCCTTTTCAGGATCGCACGGATTCACACCATCCCGCTGCTGTTCGGCAATACTATCCTGCTTATTCTCGGCAAACTCCTGTTTTTGCATCAACTTCTCTGTAAAGCGAGGGTCCTCCGTATCAGGATAGAGTCCCGCTTCTGCCTCCCATATATCCATTGCATTCATGACTCTCGGATATAAGCCTCGCGCCCCAATGCTTTCCATGAGCTCGTCGCGCTTATCCAATGGAAGTGTTTCCCATTCTTTAAGAATATCTTCGTCTGCCATCTATCTTACACAGATGTTTTCATACTTGGATCTACTACCGCGAGAGGGCAGTATTTCTGTAAAATCTGATGAATCCGGAGCAATAGTTGTCGCTTTTCTACATTTTCGGGCCTTATATGCTGTATGGCGTCATCTAGTGAAAACCATTTGACTTGTCCAACTTCCCGTGTAATATGCTCATTCGTTAATGCGGCCTTTTCTATTGTTTCCTCCCCAACCCCTGATGGCGCATAAGCAATGTAATATTTGTGGCAATACTGAACACCATTTGTCCCATAAAAGGTTTCACGAATAGGATCCATATTACGTATAGGATATATGTCCTTTTCATATATATTCGTCTCCTCCCATAATTCTCGCATCGCACATGCATATTCAGATTCTCCTATATCTCTTCGCCCTTTCGGAAATCCCCATTCCGTGCTAGTCCACGGAGTCTTACATTCTTCTATAAATTCTTTCAATGTCTGTGTGATAGCCTCAAACTTCTGCTTTGCCTGTTCTTTCTCATTTTTATATGCGTGAGATCCCTCTATAGGAGGTCCCCAGAGCCCTTCCCATAATTCATCAAACGACAGTGACGTGAGTTTCCTATGCTCCTCAGTCGTCATACTTACAATAAGCTGTTTAATATATTCCCTATCTATGATACGATACTTGCCACGCATTAATTCTATAAAAGCGATGGTATCACGCCGCTGAATAAGTAGATATTCTATATTTGATACAACATGTTCAAGGCCCGTCATGGATCCTGCGACCAGCTCCTCCGCCTGATTCCACGGGCCTTTTATACGGAATACAATTACACCATAACTTATGATGGGTTGTGGGCATTGTTTCGATTGATGCCCCGTCTGCGAACAATTTGTACATAACATAGTTGTTGGTGAAAATATCTTATATTGCTTCATGGTGCTAGACCTACCTAAATATCGTAGTTCCCCGCGTTTAAGCATAGTAGAGGGTTTGTCCGAACCTATAGTAGAGATGCGATTTCCTCCTACGGTATGGGGTCCAATGTTCTGGCATGTTCTACATGTAGTCGCCTTATCCTATCCTAGCAATCCAACATATGCGCAAAAGCGTGCAGCAAAAGAGTTCTACGAGAGTATGGCCGAGTTAATTCCTTGTCCTATATGTCGAGAGCACTATAAACAACACATACAGAAGTTGCCGCTGTCTCCTCATTTGGATAGGCGAGATGACCTTTTTCGATGGACGGTAGAAGTCCATAATGAAGTAAATAAGCTCTTAGGGAAGCCGATGGTGACAGAGGCCGAATCAATCAAGTATTATTTGAGGCTCGGAGCACGCGATCGCTCCCCCTTTATAACAACCGTTGATTTGGAAGAGATTGATGCGCGATCCATGATGAAAGGCGCCATTCTTGGCGCCACACTCGTAGGCATTGCAGGAGGGCTTTTGTGGTGGAGCACATCGGGCGAAAAGTCTAGTCTATAAGTAAAATGGTGGCACACTCTAAACGTGGTATAAGCCGAAAAGTAGAGACTAAAAAAACCTACAAGCCAGAAATATACGAAGGACTTCAAATCCAAAATGGAGCTGCAAACAAAGTCAAATTAAGTGTTCGCGAAATAGTTGTGCAGCCGAAAATGACAAATGATGAAATCAAGGCGCGAGAGGGCACATATTTCACAGATAAAGAAGCTGATGAAATTTTTGACGAAGATGTAGATGTATACGGAAAAGATGAATCTACGGGCGAGAAAAAACTTCTTGCCCGTTTTCGCAAACACGTTCTCCCCAATGATTTGGTGAAGATTGGTTGGGAGGCATATTACCAGACGGCAGCGGCTTCACGAAATCGCGGGGCCGCCGCGGGGCCCATTCAAGAAAAGTCCAATTATTGGAAAAAACGTAAACCAGTTGAAATCAATAAGTGGTCTGCGCGCTATGAGCAAAATGGTAAACTTTCAAAAATGCGAGTGAATAATAATGTCTTCAGTTCCGTATTGGGTTATTTCGAACAAACGCCATTTATGGGTCTTCCATGTCGCCTCACATCCTATACACAGAAATATTTCGAACAGTATAGACACGGCATTCCTTTTATTCAGGCAATTAATAATGTATTTAAAAGCCTCATTCCGGATAAGTATGCCAAACAGCTGGCCGCTGCTTCCGAGAAGCCAGCATATCGTGTGGCAAATACTGCCTTCTCTTCCATTACAATCAATCGGAATTTTCGCACAGCCCTCCACATGGACGACGGGGATTTCAAAGAAGGTTACGGAAATCTTTCCGTCATAGAACGGGGTCAATATTCGGGCGGCGCTACCATATTTCCCCGATACAAGATTGGATTTAATGTTCGGACGGGGGATTTTTTAGCCATGGATGTACATGAATGGCACTGTAATACAGAAATGTATGAGACGGATGCGCAGAATAGATATAACAAGGCTCTTCCTAAAATTCACCACGATTCTGTGGATACTGGGACCATGGGAGGCGAGAAACCTTTTACACGTATATCTTTCGTCTGTTACCTCCGTGAAAAACTGCGTGGGTGTAAAGTAAAAGATACACATGCCTACTACAAACGCATTTCGTTTCATCCTGAACACGGTGATATGAAAAAACGCAGTTCTACACGAAAGAAGAGCTGAATGTTTTCCCTAGGTTTGATAGTAAGAACCCAATGCCTTGGGATGATCCATGGAAAAAAATAAATGATCCGAGGCCTTCTTTATTATCAAATTTTTTCGGTAGATCTCCTATTCAGCCAAATGAAAGAGGAGGGTCTACGATATATGGTAAAGACTATAGTTATCCTAGTTGGGTAATAGGTGACGCAGGTAAAACGATTCTACCATATGTATTCTATATATCCTTTTTTATTTTCATCTTATTTTTAATACTAGTATTCATACATTTCACAGTGTATCCTATTTTTTCCTTTTCACCGAATGATAATGGATTTATTCCGATCCCAACAGCTTCCGACAGGCAAATAGCATTTACGAAGAGTCCAGCGGCTGCCGACTTGTCTGCTAATTTTATAAATGTTCCCGTATCTTCCTATACTATTGGAATGGATCTATATTTTACAGGTGTTTTTGAACCATCCAATACGCCCCTTGTATTACTTTATAGAAGTAATGACATACAGACTCCCCCAACAGATTCGAAATCTCTCATTACCACCTATAGTAAGACGAATTTGATAGTATGGCTAGACTCTTTTAAAAATGATTTAAAAGTGAGTGGCATTCAAAGAGACTCCAATCTACAAACAAGCGTTATTGAAAATGTTCCTATCAAAAAAGTCTTTCGTGTGACTTTCGTATTTGCAGATACATTCCTAGAAGTATATATAAATGGAAAGTTGGAATCCACACAACCGTTTCAGAATCTCAAGCCTGTAGCTGATACATACAGATTCTATACTGGGAGAACAACCTCGAGTGTTCAAATGTCAAATCTCACATTTTGGCCCAGAATTTTGTCTGCCCGCGAAGTTCAGGCATGGGGTTCTCCAATGAGTAAAGAGTCATTCTATATATCTAAGTAGATGGATCCTAGGGCCTTGCTATTTATAGTAGTATTTCTAGTAACTGTAGCAGGTGTATTGTATTATTTTAGCATGGGATATACACCCAAAATCATTGCGACAGCAAATGGGCCTTTTCCTTTAGATTCGTCTGAAATTATATCGTCTATGGATACAAAAAAATTCTATACAGAAGGGGAAGGTAGTTTTTCTGCATTTATACAGATTGAATCGGTGAATCGCACAGGTTCATATACAGCCTGTGGCACAGAACCAGGAAAGATTTCTTGCACAGACGGAATATTTGTCCCATGCAAATGCGAGAGTGCAAGTGATTGTACGAAATGCACCCATTCAGGATATAGTACCCTTTTCAATATATCGGATGTAGCAAAACTAGAAATACTAATGGCCCCGGATGCGAGTCGCCAAGGTATGGCAATGACACAGCTTGTTGTTAAAACCAATACAAAAGGAGTGGGGACATCTACGATACCGACGTTATATATAGAAACATTCAGGCTTCCACCTATTCCTTTACAGAAATGGAGCATGGTTACTGTGGCACGCGAAGGACGCCGTTTTGATGTGTATTATAATGATTCAATTGTTCTATCTCAAAAGACAATGTATATGCCCATATCGGACTCATCTTATACGAATCTGAAGGGTGTTACTTCCGGGTCGAGTTCATTAAAAGGCCAACTGGCATTGGTAAATCTTTACAGCTATCGCCTGAACAGCTTGGATGTAAGCGGAAAATATAGAGAATATGCAGACACGCGAGGACATCCGCGTATTTCGCAAAATCTAACGGGAACTTTTTCCGTGAATTTGTGTCCATCCGGTGGCTGTTTTGATATGCCCGTCATTAAACCCGCATCGCCGCTGTATGAATGGACTTCATCTTATAGCTAGAGCACATATTGGCAAGTATGCACCTGTGAAGCACTCCCCTAGGGGGCACTTCACTTTGGCACTTACCGCTATGCATGTCTTAAATTTGGCATATAACTATAGAAGTATGGATCGCAATTCTCCAAGTAACAATACATGGTTTGGAATCATGACTGTTGTGTTTGTTCTCCTTGGATTAGTATTTATTTTTTATCTCTACAAATATTTGTATAGTTCATCCAATAATAAGAGCACTATCTTGGTTTCAGGGAAGCAAGCAGCAGATTCATCTCCTGCAAATCTCCCGACAATCCCTGCCCCCTACGAGGGTGGAGAATATTCCGTGAATACATGGGTCTATATAAGCAGTTTCAATAAAAATATGAATAAACGGAAACACATATTTGAGCTCCAAGGTAACATATTCTCAACACTTCTTATTGGCCTCGGAGCATTTAATAATACTCTCATAGTTCGGACGCATACAAAGTTGACAGAAGGATTTTTGAATTGGAATTCTAATAGAAATGGATCCTCAGGATCCACAGCGCCTGCAAATGCCCAAGATACAATTGGTAATCTTTCGGCTGCATCTCTAAATACTATGTTTGCCAACCTAGCTATGAATGATTCTTTACTGGATACTCCCCCCATTTGCGATCTTCCCGAAATTGATCTCCAGCGCTGGACAATGATTACGGTTGTTCTCACAGGCCGCACGATTGATGTATACCTAGATGGAAAACTCAGCAGATCATGTGTGGCGCCATCCTATTACAAAGTAGATCCTACGGGTGTAAAGCCAATTATGACATCCCGCGGCGGATTTGACGGATACACGGGCACCACTTCGGTTGCAAATTATGCCATGAATCCGGATGAGATTTATAGGACATATCTGTCAGGGCCAGAACCCTCTCCCATGGATATTCTGAACTGGTTTCTCTCTCTTTTCAAAGGTTCCTCTTAACTAGAGAATGCCCTATCCAGATGATACATCAACATCTTCGGGGGCACCCGGTCAAATTCTAGTGGGTGTAATCACAATAGTCGTTCTTGTATTAGTTGCCTTTTCAATCGAGATGTTATACGTAATAACTATGAATTCGCGCAACCGATTTCAAACACTCCTGGATTACACCGCAAATGCGAGCGAAGCTAGTATTGTAATACATCAGGATGAATCTAAATATACAGACGCGAAACCAATTAGTATATCCGTGAATGAACGAACAGGTATTGAATTCGCATATTCCGCCTACTTGTTTATAGAACCATCCACATTCACGGGCACGGATGTATATAAACACGTGTTTCATAAAGGATTTGCGAATCCCTGGCCTCTTATGGGGCCTGGTGTATTTGTAAATGGCGTCACAAATACATTGCGCGTGATCATGAACACATATCGCAATCCATTCACATACGCGGATGTATTGAATGTTCCGGTAAATAAATGGTTTCATCTCGTCTTGAATTGCTACAAAAAAGGCCTCGATATTTTCATAAACGGAAATCTGGCAAACCGCATTTCATTTCATGATACAATACCCTATCAAAATTACCAAGATATTGTTATATTTTCAAATATAAAAAATAATACATTGAATGGGAGCACTATACCTGCCCTCGAAACCAACAATTTTCATATAGAAGGATCTATGAATGGTCTTATATCCAATCTCATATATGCCCGGTATGCGCTTTCTATGAATGAAATTCAGAACTTGCTGACAGCTGGCCCTTCTTCCAAAATACAGCAGAAGATATACGATAAACCCCCCTATTTGGGAGATGACTGGTGGACACATAGTTCTTCATAATGCCGTGTGTGTAACTAACTTCACAAAACAGGGCACTCGCCAATAAAAGGCCTAAGCATAATCTCTTCTATTCCAGTAAGGATTCAGAAGAGACTATGACAGGTGGGGGATTATTAGCACTCGTCGCATACGGCGCCCAAAATGTTCTTTTGAGTGGAAATCCGCAGATGACATATTTCTACAAGGCGTTCAAACGCTACTCGCACTTTGCAATGGAAAGTATCACTATCCCACTTACAGGGCCCAATGAGCTTTCATTTGATCAAGCCATACAACTCCGGGCGAAAATTCCTCGGTATGGAGATCTTTTATCCGACATGGTATTTACATTTACCATTCCTGATATATACAGTAAATATATAACCCCGACCACTCCTGGTCGTAATTCTCAATGGGAATTTGAGTGGGTCCGTTATCTTGGTGCCGCAATCATTCAAAATGCGGCGATATCCGTGGGTGGTCAGAAAATCCAGGAGTTTGATGGTGCGTATCTTCTCAGTCGTGCGCTACTGGACATTGACCAAGATGCCTTTCTAAAATGGAAATATCTTGTGGGAGATACTCCCGAACTTACGGAACCAGCTCTGGGGGCGTATGCCGGTGGAACGAATCATACTGGCTATCCCACTGTGATTCCAGATACGAGTCGCACACAGCAAATAAATCGCCCCTCCATTTTTGGCCGTAATATTCATGTCCCTTTATCGTTCTGGTTTACGGAAGCTCCTTCGCAGGCCCTCCCCTTGATAGGACTTCAATATCAAGAATGCGAGATACAATTGACTCTCAATCCCATCTCACAACTCTATACGGTGCTGGATGCATCCGGATATCGTGTAGGCCCGGGCTTTACGATGAATGCCACTAACGATCAAATATCTCATAATAATCCGAATTATTCCGCAAATATGAATCCTGACGCGCAGATACGCAACTTTTTCACGGATATTGGATATTCCACGCCAGCTCTCAATGGCTGGTTTATAAATCCAATCTTACAGGGCACATTCATATATTTACCAAAAGAGGAACAGCAGATTTTTGCCAGTAGGCCTCTCACATATATGATCCCACAAGTTGTGATATATCCATTCCCCGGCCAATACACACGCCAAGTTCTCGATCTTCAGACACATAATCCAATCATGCGGCTGATTTTCATTCAACGTCGTTCCGACGCAGAGCAGCGGAATGATTTTGCGAATTTCACAAACTGGTATACATATCCGTTCGCCCCCTTTCTGCCTACTCCGAATGCGATCAACTTTCAAAAACAGAGTTCTACGTCAGGTATTTTAATGGCGAATACGCAACAAGATATAATTAGGAGTCTGCGAGTATTATGTAACGGGAATGAGATTCAGGAACAAAAGCCCATAGATTTCTTTACGCGCTTCTCTACCTATAGATATACGAGAGGAATTGGCCAGGATGGATTGCCCATATATTCGTTTCAGTTAGGGCAATCGCCTACACAAGCATCGGGCTCCATCAATGCCAGTCGCATACGAAATTTTCAAATAGATATGGATGTGTATCCTCTTCCTACCGATACAAATTACACATATGATATAACCGTCTACGTTGAAAATATCAATTGGTTTGAAGTTGTATCGGGTATGGGTGGGCTCAAATATGCACTCTAAGGCAATTCTTTCGGCCAATTCACTTGAATATGCGGTTCCAAAAGAGCTCGTGCCCCCTTCAATACTTTTGCCGTGTTTGGAGAGGCAGTCAGGAGATCCGCGAGTTCCTTTTCATCTGCGACAATATAGCAATTCTTCTTATCGACGAAATCAGTTGTAAAGTGTTCCACCCAGCGCCTATTTATAACAAGAGCACACTTGTTATATATAGCCTCTAGGAATGTATATTGCGATCCCCCTCCGTCATGTTTAATCACGCTCATATCAACTACAAATTTGGCATCCTTCAGAATATTGGAAAGCTCTTCAAAACTTTTCTCAAATTGGCCTTTATAATATTTCTGAAACCCCATATCTTTTAACTTAAAGAATACATATTGGCGATTGATTGCCCCATATATATCTATTGGGTCATCCAACATTTTATTAGCCTTTATAATAATATCCGTGTGTTTATCAAAATCCACGCGAGATATACTTACGGCCCTATCAGGATAGGGGCTTTTTTTGAAAGGATATTCATAAAATGGATGAAGTATGAATTTACTTTTCACCCCAAGAGTATCTTTCAGGAATTGTTTTACGGATTCGCGAATGGTAATAATTTTGAAACGACTAAGATTCCTGATCACGGGCTCCTTTCCCTTTCCAGATACTTCTGTGGGGTCATGTATGACGAGATAGCTCCCCGAAGGAATAGTGTCAAGATATTCATAATAGGATTTGTCAATGGCAGTTATAAGAATTTTGCCAGGGGGCAAATCGTCTATTGCGCGATTTTGATAGCCGGCTCCATATCCATAGTCTCGTTGTTTGGATTCTGTCTTGGATCCGATTTTAAAGAGGGGGAAATTGTATTTTAGCGATAAGTGGGCGGTAAAAGATACCCAACCCCCATATACGGGCCGCGCCATGTAAAATAAATTGGGCATTCGGACCGCTTCTAAAGAACGGGCATGAAAAAGAGTCCCGGGATTTACTCACTATGGTATAGTATGGCAAGCTTCTTATCAACTCTTGGAATTACAAATACGGCGGCACCCGATCCATCGACATATACAAACATTAAAGCTGAAAATGCAAATCTGGCAGAAGCGAAGACTGAGTTGAATAGCATACTAAGTAATATTAGTATCGCAACAAATGCCGCCCAAGTCGCAGGACTTTCTCCTAGTTATACGGAATCTCTTACAGCACTATCGAATGAGGCCACGAGTGCCGCAAATTCAAATATGACCTCGGCGCAAATCGCAGCTAAAAATACGGAAATTGCTGCGAAAATTGCCGAATTGAAAGAACAGCAAAAAGTCGCTGTTCAGCAACAAAAGATTGATGAGATGAATGTGGCTGTTAAAATGATCACAGATCGCGTCATTGTAATACGCGGAGATAAAACGACTCCAGAGCTTTTAGAAAAATATGAAACTCTTCTTACAAATGTAAATGCGGCATTTGAGGCGGTAAAAGTGCCGCCGACGGAAACGCCAGTAACAATGCCGCCGACGGAAATGCCAGTAACAGTGCCGCCAGTCTATTTAACACCAGCGCAATACTTGGATGAACTCGATTCTCTTGACACATTAAAAGATGCCGAAGAAAAGAAGGATTTTAATTGGTCTCGTCTAGCGAAACAAATATTAGGCTGGACAATGTATTTTATAATGATTATAAGTGTAATTCTGGGTTTTTTGTTTGGTGGAATTATTATGTCAAATACATTTGCGGAAGATGCATTCTGGGCCATCAAGATATATTATTTTATATATGGGGCTGCCTTATTTCCTATATCTATATCTATGGGTGCTATTTCACCTCCTTATTGGGTATCGACTATCATTCCGTTATTTATATCGAAGAATATTCCTGCTACTGCTGCTACTGCTACTGCTGCTCCTATACGTGTTCTTGCCCCAGTTGCTCCTACCAAAGCTATTCCTAATGTTCCTCGCATGCCTGGGATTCCTGCCGTTTCGGATCTTCCTACGCTTCCTTCTCTTGGTATTAAGATTCCTTCTGTATCTTCTGTTCCAGCCTTTCCTTCTGTTCCAGTTATAGATCCTAAAAAGAGTATATTATCTGCACTCACAAAACTTCCAGGCCTGCCTCAATATGGAGGAGCTACAGAAACAGGAGGTCTATTCTCATATCAACTTGTAGATCCAAAACATCCCACCGAATCCCAGAAGTTGTGGAAGAATATCTTACGCGGAATAAGTATTAGCGAACTTATATTATTATTGAGTGTGAGTGTATATTATAGATTAGATAAGATACTTTTCACAAATATTAAAAATATAATTAATAAGATTAAAAAGTAGCCTTAACGATTCAAACTATCTATACTTAGAATGCCTCCACCGACCGCAAAATCACCACAAGAAGTAATAAATTTTCCGTTTGTTTCGGTTATTACTCCAACATATAATCGAAGAAAATTCATTCCGCAGCTAATACAAATGTATAAGGCTCAGAAGTATCCTTTACATCGCATGGAGTGGATTATTCTAGATGATGGCTCCGATCCTATTGGAGACCTGTTGACGGATACTCATATTCCCAATTTAACGTATTTGTATGATCCTGAGAAAAAGACAATCGGGGCGAAGCGGAATCGTCTAAATCGTGAATCGTGTGGTGACATTATTATCGCCATGGATGATGATGATTATTATCCTCCAGAAAGAGTGCCCACCGTTGTTCTAGCTTTTAAACGAAACCCAACTGTCCAACTCGCCGGCGCTTCTGAAATTTATATGTATTATTCAGACATTGAGGTAATTTATAAACTGGGTCCATATAATACAAAACACGCTACAAATGGGACGATGGCGTGGCGACGCTCCTATGCCAATTCACATATATATGATGAAAATGTGACTCATGCCGAAGAGCGTTCATTTCTTGATGATTATGTTAATCCTATGATACAATTGGACCCTTTTAAAGTTATGCTTGTAATGAGTCATTCAGAAAATACGTTTGATAAGAAAAAAATGCGGGATATTGTAAGTCCATTCGTAAATAAAACGAGTATGAAACTGAAAGATTTTATAAAAGATGGAAAACTCCGCGCATTTTTCAAAGCGGCTTAATGGGAAGAAACAGCCTTAAGAATAGATTCTACATGAATACAGATATGACAAACTATACTACGCTACAAAATAGAAAAATTTTTTCAACAATGTCGGATGTCTATAAGAATTCCCTCACAATGGATTCGCCGCGTGTGGATGTGCCAATAGATTCCTTAAAAGTGAATCTTCGCTCGCATCAACAAGCGGTGTTAGCTGCGATGGAATATAAGGAGCGTGAACTCTTGACTGGATTGGATTGCTCAGGAGAATTCTTGTATTCGTCGTATGGAATTCTAGGCGATTCCGTGGGTGTTGGAAAATCTCTGATGGTAATGGGTCATATTGCGCGATTAAAAACAATTGCGCCCTTAGAAAGTTCGTTTAGCATGGGGCGAAATAGCACGGATAAAATGTTCAGTCTTAAAGAGAATTTTTTCACAGATATAAGCGAAGCAAACTGCTTAATTATAGTTCCGCATACTCTCTATAGGCAATGGGCAGACTATATTAAGAAACAGACGAATTTGAAGGGGCTTCTATTAGATAAGAAAAATTCCTTGAAAACGGATACATTTACACAGGATGTGATGACATCGGACGTGGTTCTTGTTAGTAATACTCTATATAAAGAATTTAGTATATGGCAGAGGGACAATGATATACGATGGAAGCGCGTGTTTATTGACGAGGCAGACACTATTCATATTGTGAATGGATATCCAAAACCAGAGGCCCGTTTTACGTGGTTCATAACAGCTTCTTGGATGAATATTCTTTTTTCAAATGAGACGTTATATATACATAAAACGAGTCTTCTTGCGAATGTATTTACAGAAGGTGCCCCGTTTTCGTATTTGAAACCGCATTTTGACGAGATTTTCCGAACTACGCGCCCATACGATTACATTCGATATAATATGACATCTTATAATTTTTTCAAGGATCTTGTGAATCATGATCATATATTACGTGGGAATCTTGTCATTCGGTGCAGCGATACATGTATTGAGGAATCTATTTCATTGCCACCTCTTACGAGAACAAATATTCTATGTAGGATTCCTATTACGCAGCGTATTGTTTCGCAAGCCATTCCTGCCGATATACAGCAGCTTCTTCATGGGGGAGATGTAACAGGGGCGATTCAAGCTCTGGGGGTCAAAGCGGAAGACACTACAAGCCTCATTGATGCCGTCACAAAGAATATCCATAAAGAGTTGACGCGTTTGAAAGCCACCTATGAATTCAAGGCGGGTCTTGAGTATTCTAGTCATCAGGCAAAAGAAACAGCGCTGAGTTCTCTTGCGACGAAAATCAAAGAAAAAGAGGAGGCCATACAAACTATTCAAGAACGCATTGATGGATTTAAGGAGGAGATGTGCCCTATTTGCTATGATGATCCTGCGGAACCTATTATTACGCCATGTTGTTCGCGCATTTTTTGCGGAAAGTGTATACTTCTGTGCTATACACGAAACCCTACATGCGCATTATGCAGAACATCGTTTCAATTAAAAGATCTTACAAAGGTGGTGAGTCATAAGGAAGAGACTGCCATTGTGGATTCTGTCGAGGCAAATTCGGAAGACATCTTGGAGAAGAAACCTGAGACACTTATGCGATTATTTCGGGATAATCCCGAGGGTCGTTTTCTTGTGTTCAGTCGCTACGATAATCCTTTTACAGCCATAGAGTCTGCGATTGAGGGTGTGGGCGTGAATGTGAAACAGCTAAAAGGTAATAAGGACGCTATTGCCTCTACATTGCGCGCATTTCAGAATGGTGATATTCGTTGTTTGTTATTGAATTCGCATTATGCAGGGTCCGGATTGAATATAACAGCAGCGACACATGTGGTTCTTCTCCACGCGATGACACATGAGGAGGAGAAACAGATTTTGGGACGGGCCTATAGAATGGGACGCACAGGCCCACTACAATTTATACGCCTATTACATTCGGATGAGATGCCAACAACGAATTAGGCTTTCGTAGTTCTTCTCGGTGTAATAGAATTAAATAATTAAACGGTATAGATATGCCTACCACACGTAACAATAAAAATTTAAACTTGGTACAAAAGTATTATAACTCAGTGAAGAATGCTAAACGTAGAACACGTCATACAGGAAAAGTGTCTCCGTTAAATCCATTATATGTTCGCCCTAATTCTGTTCGCCGTAATTCTGTTCGCCGTAAGTCTAGTGACAATAATTTTCATAAGAGTGTGAACAACTTATTAAAGAATCTTGAAAACATGTTCTAGACTCCAAGAATAGTTTTATATAATTTTTCCAAGCTGATTGCCTCATAACGCCGCACTTTATCTGGACGCAAAGATCCATTTTGAATCTCTGCGTGCGCATACATGGGGGCTAGACGAACGGGCACGCCTCGAGTCTCAGAAATATCACACAGCAATTTCCACGCATTAAACATGGCCGATTGTTTTGTTAATACTGGCGTATATCGGAAATCATCTACGGTCAGCTTTGTTGTATGTTCAGAAAGAGTGGCTTCCCTTGTTAAGCGTAAACTAATAATTTTCAGTTTGAGCTTTAAAGAAAGAGGTAGAATGGTCCAACATTGATAGAAAAATGCCCAAAAATCCCCCTGGTCCGATACTTTATATGCGTCAAAGAGGCTCAAATACATATTCCAAGCTTCATTTGTATTTCCTTTTACAGCCTCAATTCTTTCTGGAATATTTTCCAAACTCACTAAACTTGCGAGATTGCCTTCATTATTTTCAATGTCAAAGTCAAGCAATGGATCCCAATCTCCCCAAAGAGTCCACCACGCCACTGCCGAAACTCCCTCCGGAATATGTATTATGTGATCGGGAACTTCTAGACCCTTCATTTGTCGCTGAAGAGCTCGCAAATCGCCATTATATGCTTCGGGAGGGTCTTTCCCCAACCATTCACGAATTGTAGATGTCGTCACTGGATTTACTTTAAATGTGAGGCATATTTTCGCTATTTGTTGGAGGGTTCGTGTATCGAGTGAATTACTGATTAATATGAGAGGCCGACCTTCTTTGACTTCTTTCGATTTCAAATAGGTATGAAGTTCGTTTAATCCTCCTCGCTCACCATTGCTGAGTCCATCAATCTCATCTAAAAGAACTCCAATTCCCCCCTTTTTTCCAGATTCAATCATTTGAACAATTCCTCCTTCGCGCAACAAGGGCAAAATAGTCTTACGAAAGGATGTGCCAGATCGTGTATGACTCGCGTTAAATTCCACCGTTTTCAAGCCGGCAGTTTGGAATACACGATGTGCAATTGTTGTTTTACCAATCCCCGGAGCTCCCAATAATAATACAGCAGGTTGCTTGCGAGTAATCAACCATTCATTGAGCTGTCTTTCAATGAATGGGTGAAGGCATACTGTATCTTGTTTTAACATCTATACGGAAGAGTTCATACTCTTTAAGGGGGTAGAGGAGGTTCTCCTCCAATACAGACATATCCATCCCAAACTCCTTCCCATGTAACTTTCTTATCCTTTGCGTG